CGCCTCCGCCCAGGTGCGCTGGCTGCGGCGTAACGGCTGGCGGTTTACGGTGAACGCCGTCGGCGCCCCCGTGGTGGCGCTGGCGGAGTTTCAACGTAAGCTTGTAGGCGGTACGCTGTCGGCACAGGAGCCGGATTGGGGAGCCGTTAATGGGACGCCGTCGCCGTATTGATAAGCATTTGCCGCGCCGGATGTACCTGCGCCGCGGCGCGTATTACTTCGCAGACTTGCGCGGGAAGTGGCATCCGTTGGGCAAGGATCTCGCCGAGGCCCTCGCCCGCTACGGTCAGAAGGTCGGCGGTGCCTGGTCGAGCCGCACGTTGGGCGATGTGATTGACCGCTATCGCGCCCAGGTATTGCCGTTGAAGCGCTCACCGGCCACGCGCCAGAACGAAGGCGCCGCGCTCACCCGGCTGAAGCAGGTTTTCGGCCACATGCTGCCCGATTCAGTTACGCCGCCGATGATTTACAGGTATATCGATGAACGGAAAAAGAAAGACGGCAACCCGGCGCCCGAAGCGGCGCGACACGAGATCGTTCTACTCGGTCACGTCTACAAAAAAGCCGTTCGCTGGGGTGCGGCTAGCACGAATCCTGTTAGAGGTATCGAAAAATTTCCGCGCGCCGCCAAGCGTCCGGCTGTGCCAATTGCAGATGTGGAACAAGTCAGAGCCATTGCTTCGGGACGTATGCAATGCGCTATTGATCTTGCCGTATGCCTCGGTCCGAGACGGGGAGATGTTCTCAGGCTTCGCCGGGGAAATCTTACCGATGAGGGAATTCGTTTTACCGCCGGTAAGACGCAACGCGAGCAGCTCATCGAATGGAGCGACGAGCTCCGCGCAATTGTCGAGCGCTGCAAGGCGCTCACGCCCCAGGTGCCGGGTGAGTACCTCATCCGCACGGAGGGCGGGAAGCCCTACACCGCGAGCGGGTTCTCAGCGAACTGGCAGCGGTTGATGCGAACGCACGTGAAGGCCGGCGGCCAGCGCTTCACCTTTCACGACCTGCGCTCGGTGGCGGCGAGCGGTGGCACGCTCGAAGACGCCCGCGATCGGCTCGGGCATGCGGACGCATCTACCACGCAGCGCTTCTATCGGCGAGGTGTGCAGAGAGGGAGGCCGCGGACTTGAAACAACGAACCATCAAGGCGTGGGCGGTCGTCAATCGCAACGGTGTACTGGTGCGTCGGTACGCGAACAACAAAGTATGGACGGAAGTCCGCATCTACTTTTCCAAGTCCGCAGCCGATGCGGCTGGCTGCGACTGGAAAAATGGCGAGCAGATCGTACGAGTCACGGTCTGCACAGAACCAGATCAATTGGCCTATTTTCGCCAATGAATATTGGACACTGCCCCGAATATTGGACAGCCAACGCGCGTAAGTTGGCGCGCCCGGAGAGATTCGAACTCCCGACCTTCTGGTTCGTAGCCGGACGTTCTCTCTTCGCTAAGTCGCTGATTTCAGCTGCAGAAATCAACCCTTAACTGTCCAATATTTCCGGCCGTTAGCGGTGCGAAAACTGCGGAAATTCCAGTATCCACAGCCGTAATATTGGACGCCTCCGGGCACTGCGCCGCCGGACATTTGCACTTGCTCTCGCTCTCGCAGTGGGCCTGCGGGCAGCGGCGGTCGACCTTGACGTCGCGACGCAGGGAGCATTCACAACCCGCGAGGAGCAGCAAGGCTGCGAGGATGGCCGCGCGCATCAGTTGTCTTTGGCTAGCAGCACGAGTGCCAGCTTCGGTCGATCGTTGCCGGTCAGGGTGGCGGTATTCGCCGCTGCATTGACATACAGCGAGACGTACTGACCAGCGGTGAGGTGCGTGACGGAGGTGACGTTGAGAACGAAGTCAACGAAGCCCTCGCAGTTTTGTTGAGCGATCACGGTGCTGCCGTCGACCTTGAGGATGACCGACAGCAAGCCGCCGGTATTGAGCGTGGTGCCGACGTGCCCGGCGATGGCATACCACCCGTTCTCGCTGACCGTGATCCGCCCGGCCTGGGCGCCGAGATTGACCATGTTGTCATCGTCCCGGTTCTCGGTATCGAAGGTGATGAGTACGTCCGAGCCGGTATTGACGGTCTGCGCTGAGCCGGCATACGAGACGTGCGCCCCGATCGTCTCGAAGGTCTCGACCTTTGCGGCGGTGAGATAGCACGCCTCGACGTTACGATTACCGGCGACCTCCGAATGCCGCACCATTACCTCTAAGTAATCGCCGTTGGTTAAATACCCAATGCCGTAGGTCGGCAACGTGACGCTCCCCGACACCTCGCCGGAGACGAACGTATTGCGAGCGAACCAGGCGCCCGATCCATTCAGGCGGATCGAGGTATTGCGGCTGCCGTAGGTGGCCGTCGTCGCCCAGTCGGCATGGGATACCGCGAGATACCAGCCGTCGGAGGTGATCGTGACGCGGGTCGGCTGGCCCGCGATATCGATCATCGCACCCTCGTCCAGGACCTCAGTCGTGAAGGTGATGGCCGTTTCCGTCGTGGCGGCAATCGACTGTGCAGTCGTGCGCAGCGTCGCCGCACCCGCGGCCGCGCCATTGTTCGGCACGCGCGCGATGTTGAATTTACCGCCCGCCGCCATCGTGCGATTGGTCGTCACGACGCCGTGCACCGAGTTTGCGTTGCTGCCGTCGGCGAGCTTGACGAGGTGGCCTAAGCTGCGCGTGTGATTGAACGTCGCATTGGTCGAGCGTTCGTATTGCAGGTTGAGATTCGTCACCCACGCCGTGCCGCCGCCGGGAATGATGGCCGAGTTCGAGTAGCGCGCGGGCGAGCCGGCGTCGATGCTGAAATTGTTGCTGATGTAGTGCCATCCGGCGGCACCCGTCGGCACGGTGAGATCGGTGCTCGGCGCGGTGAAATAGCCGCCCTCATCGAGCGTCTCAGTGTCGAAATTGATCGTGGTGTTCTGGTTGCCGAGCAGGGTCGTGGTCGCAGAATCCGTCACCATCGCGGCCAACTCCGGCAGCGAGCCGACGTAGTCGAATACTCGGATCTGGCGCTGCCACGACACCACGCCATCGCGCACGGCCTCGAGCTCCAGGCGTGCGGTGAAATTGCCGGGAATGTCGAGGACATAAACGTCGTCATCGATGGCGAGCTGCGACGCTTCGAGGGCTTCGGTGTCGTCGTCGTAGATGTAGAGGTTGTAGGTCGTGCCGTATTCCGGCCCGATGGACGCCTCAGATTGCGCGATATAGGAAGCGGTCTGCTGCAGGCGGTCGCGGTGCGCCCAGGTGATTTCGGCCCCGGCGTTCACCTCCACATACGGAAAGGCATCGCCCGCAATGAGCACGTTGCCCGGTGCGTAGGGTCGGTAGAACCGCTGGTCGAGCGTAAGGGACATCTCGGCCGCCTCGCCGAGCAAGCTTTCACCCGTGCCTGAGAAGGTCGTGAGCTTGACGTCGACCACATCGTAGGTCGCCCGCTCGATGCCCTCCTGCCCGTAGTTGTCCCCCTGCCCGATCTCGTCCTCCACCAGCCACACCCGCGCGCCGATAATGTGCTCCTGCGGCGTGGTGTCCAGGATGCCGCGATTGACGACGATCGTCCCGTAGGCGTCGAGGTCAGTGGTGTCCGTGACTTCAACGAATTCTGCTTCGCGCCCGGTGCCGATCTGCAGCCGCTCGCCGACCTCGACCGTGCTCGAGCTGAAATTGTTTTCGCTGCCGATCACGATCATCGTGTCGCTGCGAACCACGGGGTCGTACAGGAGCGCAGTCGGCGCAAAGGTCGCACCCGTCCGCAATTCGTACGCGGCCGGGTCGATGCGCGTATGCACGCTGTAGCCCATCACGCCCGTCGACGGCCGAGCGGCGAGCGTTGAGACGAAGCCGGCGTCGGCGTCGAGGGTGGCGAGATTGGCGGGGTCCAGTTGCCGCTGGACATCCCAATACGACGCCTCGGCCACATCCTCGATCACGACCGCGACGGGAGTCGTATCGGGTTCCTCCCAGCCGCTCGGCTGATCCGCCTGGAACGATTCCGACGGCAAGCCAAAAACATCCTCCGCCGCCGAGACCTGGATGATGCCGTCCTCTAAGAGCCCGTAGTCGATGTCGAGCACCCGGAGGATTGCCTCGCTGATCCCGAGTTTCGCCCACGACAGCTTGAAGACGCCACCCGGCCGCAGCGGCCACGCCTCGCGAGTAAACTTTATTTTGAATTGCGCGAGTTCAGCGGTGGAGGCCGTGAGATCCCGCTGCGCGACTCGCGCGGCGAGATCCGCTGTCGGCAGGCCGGGGTATTGCGTGGTGCGCGCGACAATCGAGCCCTGGATCTGGATGTGCGCGTTGTCCTGCACCGTGACGGTGGCTTCCTTGCCCGTCACCACGTCGATGTAGACGACCGTGATCTCGTTGACGATCTCGCCCGGTCCCGGCCGGTCGAAGCGCTCGAGGTCGATGATCGAGCTCTCGTCGTAGATGTCGAGCAGCGCGGGCGTGTAGTCGCCGCGAATCGGCGTGAGCACAAACTTGCCGGTGTAGGGGTCGGCGTAGTAGACCGCCCCGCAGTGATCGAGCACCGTCTGGATAAACGCCTTCGACTGCGACTGCATGTTCCAGAAGAAGCACAGGCCCATGCCCTCGGCGAAGAAGGTGTCCGCCGCCGCCGTGAATGAGACGTCATCGATCATCGCTTCCGGGTAGTTCTGCCGGAAGTACGGGTCGGTCAGCACCTCGCGAATGATGTGCGCCGGGTTCATGGCGCCGAAGTCGAGGCCGCGATAGACCCGCACAATGAGCGACACGCCGCCGGTGTTGTCGTCGATGGGGTCGTCGATGAGGCCGAACCGATAGCGGCTGGCGCCGGAGAGGATGACGGGCTGCTGCGCGACGAAGAGATCCCGCGCTTCGGCGTAACCGTCCAACTGTCCGCTGTCGGTATACGCCTCGATCGCGAGTGAGGCGTCGTCGAGCACGACGTCGAAGTGATACGTGGAGCCCGTCAGCCCGCCCGAGTATGCCGGCACCCCGAAGCGGGACCAGGCGATGAAGGATCCTTCGGTATTCGCCGTGATGCTGAGCACGTCGGTCGGCAGCAGGCCGTCGATATCGGCCGCCGACACCAGCTTCATGCCGGGCGTCGTGGGCGCCGCATTGGTGAGCGCGTCGATGTTGACGAGGTGCGTGGCGATCAGGTTCTCAGGGCCGCCCACGGTGAGCGGCACCTCGGCCGTCTCGTCGTACCACTGCTGCGGAGAGTCGGTGCCGTCGCCTGCGACGTGGATGCGCTGGACGCGGAACCACCACGGCTTGATGTAGGGATTGTTGCTGGTGACGCGCCCGCCCTTGAACACGCAGGACACCACGCCACGAAAGGCAGAAAGCACTGAGCCGAGCTGCGACAGCAGGTAGCCGTTCTGTGTCTGGTCGGGACGCCCGAACAGAATGTCGGCATCACCGAGAATGCCGCCCTCGCGCTTGTCGCCGCCAAAGAGCTCGGCGTTGTCGATGGTGATCGTCGTATTATCAGTGACCGGGCCGGTCCAGGCCGTGCGCTCCCCGGCGATGATCTCGCTCACCTCGTCGACTGGGCCTCGGCAGAGCACGAAGTGCAGCCCCATCTTGTAGCGGTAGCCGACGGTGAAGCTTTTGCTCTTACCGCCCACGCGCCTCGTCCTCAGCGTGTCTCACCGCGCGCAATGCCATCGCGTCGCGCGTCTCAACGAGCATCTCTCCAGCAATGCCGGTGCGTAAAAAAGCCGGCCAGTCGAGACCGTGCCGTGCAAAAAACTGGCGCGCGCCTCGGGCGCAATAGGGCTTGGCGGGGGTATCGTGATAGAGGTGGCGGCGAAAGACCCTGATCACTTTTTGCTCTGCTTCGTCTTGATCGGCTCGGTGGAAAGATCCCCCCACCAGGCGAGCGTCGGCGCCTTGATGATGACCGTACCGAACACCACCCCGATCGGGGTGCCCTGCTCGGCGCGTGGCACGTCGAAGTCATCGAGCATTGCGGGCTTCGGTGCGGGCGGCTTCGGTGCTAAGGCCCACGCGACGTAACTCGAGACGAGCAGAATGGCGATCTGGATGAAGAAGTTCATCAGTACACCGGAGGCCCTTCAAACGGATTTTTCGTCGGCATGTCGAAGCCGCCGTAATTGAGGATGTTGTTGTAGTGGGTATTACACGTCGTCTTCGTGTGATCGCAGCCGGGGAACACGGTCACGGCGTCATTGACTGCGACCGCGGAGGAGAAGGGCCGGTTCAAGGTGAGCACCAGTCCCGAACGTGAGACGATCAGCCGCCGCTCAAAGGTCGGCGGCGTCTCGTTGTTGGCCCACTCCACCCAGCCGCCGGGATACGGCAGCGTTGAATGCAGCGAGTCAACGGTGAGCGAAAGACCGCTCATCGCATCGATGACGGTCGCGTGATCGAAGGCCGTGCGATCGGCCCGACAACTGTCGGGGTCAAAGAGCGCATACGGGCACGGCACCTGGTAATACCGCGCGAGGCCGTTACGGTTGCCCGAGATGCTCGCCGGTTCGCAATTGAGCACCGCCGTCGTGGTGCTCTGCCACGAGCAGTTGAGCACCCGGCCGACCCAGATCGTGCCGACGTCACTGTCGTCGCGATGGAACCGCTTGACGATGAGGCCCACCGGCTCGAGCGGGTGCGCCGCGCGAAAGAGATCCGCCACCGGCAGATTACGGCGCACTTCGAGCGCAATCGCATTACGCGGCTGCTCGATACTGAGCGCGATGCTCGAGCGGCGGATCGCCTCAGAGGTATACGCCTGGCTCTCGAACTCGACATCCATCTCGGCGCTCGTGTACCGATAGACGTCGTTGCCGTGATAGAACTCATAGAGTTCGACTGGCGCGGCATCCTGCTCGCTGCGCTCAAGCGTGTCATAGGCCATCTAAGACATCCTCGAGCCGCCGCTCCGGGAAGCAGTGCAATGCCGTGCTGCGCGTGCAGTTGACGACCTCGACCCCAAGCGCCTTCAGATCCCGTGCCAGGTAGCGGAAGCGGCCGATCCAGCTCGCAAAGCCCTTACCGCTCGGCAAGCCTCCCTTGTGCGGGCCGTGGCAGTGCTCGCGGCCATTGGTGCGCTGCATGTCGAACCCTAAGAGCACGATCCGCGCGGCGCCGAAGGTGGCGGCGAGGTGTACGGCCTGAAAGCCGGAATTGCCGCCGCCATTGATCGTGAACGGTCGCCGGCAAAACCCCTCACCCGTGCCGCGCGTCGCGAGCTTGAGCCCATAGCGCTGACAGGCGGTTGCGCTGAGGCTCCATCGTTCCCCGGCGAAGCCGGCCTCGATGTCCTCGGCATAGGTCCGCCAGAACCGATCGTCGGCGGCATAGAGCACATCCGCCCACGGCGCCCACGGGAAGGCGCCATTGACCACGATCGCCTTGCCACGGCCTCGACAGAGCGCCGTATCGTCCAGGGTGAGCGACGGCCCCGGCGCGAAGACGAAGGCGGTCGCACCGTCCCAAGGACCCGAGGCTCGCGGGATGGCGCGGGATTCGAGGATGAGCGGCGGGCGGGGTGGAAAGGTCGCGTGGCCGCGCGCCACCAGGCCCGCGCGAAGCAACTGCCGAGCATAGGGTTCCTCGGCCGTCAGCCGCTGACCACGGACGACCGGCCCTTCGCGCCCGGCGAAGGCGCGGCGGGCCGTGAGCTCGACGCTCATGCCGGCAGCGGCGCCTCGTGCGCCGCCACGACGACCTTCGGACCCGACGCCGCCCGGTGCAGCCATTCCACGCGGTCCTGCGCGAGCCTCATGCGGGTGAGGATGTGAAAGCGATGCACGGCGGCCGGCGTGACAGTCGTGGGCCACGTCGGCGTGATCGTCAATACCTCCGTGCCGACGCCCGGCGTGATCGCGGTCACCTGGCGGGTGATCACCGTGCCGCTCGTGGTGAGGAGATAGATGTCGAGCTCGCCGTCGGGATAGCCGATGCCGAGATTCACCTCGCGGATGGTGATCGAGCCCGCGCCCGCCGTCGCCGTCGCCGCCAGTTCAAGGCCGCCGGTATTGAACGAAGGAAGCCAAAAAGCCCGCTGTCGGCCCCGCAGTGCCAGTAGATGTCGGCGCAGCGACCACCGCTCGGCACGGCTCGCGGGCTGCCAGGCGAGCCCGAGCACCTCGCTCGGCTGTCCTCGCGCGCTGTCGACAAACGGCCGCGCGATGAAGTTATCCACCGTCTGGTAGAGCCGCTGCACCGACTCCGGCAGTGCGTCGTCGCCCACGAGCGGGCAATCATCGAGCAAGGGCTCAGTGCGATACGTGCCAAACTGGCTCTCGTCGGCCGTCGGCAGATCGTCGTCGTAGCAGACCCATTCGACATCGGCCGAGCGGTACGGTCCTGCCGGATGCTCGGCGGTAAAGCCGCCTGGCGCATCGCATTCGAGCAGTCGCAGCACCCGCCCATTCGGATAATCGTTCACGAGCGGGACTGAGAGCGTGAGCCCGCCTGAGGTCGAGCCGCTCACCGACAGCACCTCGTACGTCTCGCTGTCCTGCAGAATGATCAGATCCATCGCGGCGGTGAACTGTGGATTGTTATTGTCGAAGCTGAGCGAGTTGTCGGTGGCCGCCGCCACCGTGCGCCGCACGTCGGTCCAGTCGGGGACGTCAAACGGGCCGGGCAGCGTGCCACGCATCGAGAGCCGCGCCCGCTCATATTCGCGAGCATCAAAAACGTAGCTCGCCTCGAACCGTCGGCGCGCTACGGCCCGCAGCCGCACCCGCTGCTCTTCCGAGAAAGCCCGCATCACATCCGTGACGAACTCCACGCCCTCGGTCATCGGAGTGAGCGGGCAGAACGGCCAGAGCATCTAGCCACCCACCGTCGCCGCGCGCACCCGCGTGCCGTTGCGCTGCACGAAGTTCAAGAGCACCTCTTCGCCCGAGGCGCTCAGCAGGTAGTCTCGGATGACACTCGTATCGAAGGCATTGATGTTGCGGATGTTGACTTCGGGACGTTCCGCCGCCTCACAAGACGGGACCAGTGCCATGTGCCCGGCGGCCGGCATCGCCTTAACGAGGCCGCCGTCGGCATACTTCGGCGCGATAAACACCGGCCGCTCGACTGCGCCACCCTCGGCGAAGCCACGGAACATCCCGCCGCCGTCGTTGATGCGCTCAAGCAGTTGCTGCACGCCCGGTCGCTGCACGGCCTGCGCCTTGACGACAAACTCCCCGGCCGAGAGCCACGCGGGGATGCTGTCGCTGGTGGCGGTGCCGGGTCCGACAATGAGACCGCCTTCTGCCAATCCGGGAATCGGTAGCCCCGAGGTGGCCGACGCGGCACGAATGGCCGCCGCCGCTGCCGTGCCGGCCGTCGTGATCGCGGTCGCCATTGCGGCCGAGGCCGTGCCGATGGCCGTGGCCGCCGTGGTGCCACCGGCGCCGATTGCAGTCGCCGTGGCCGTTCCCGCCGTAGTGATGGCCGTCGCCGCCGTGGCGCCCGCGGTCGTAATAGCGGTCGACATCGCAGTGGCCGCCGCGGTGGCGGCGGTCGTCTCCGCGGCGGCTGTGGGAATCCGCTGCGCGGTGACAGCGATCTCTTCGAGCCCATCGCCACCGCCGAATGCTCCACCGAGCGCGCCGAGTATCCCGCCCTCCATTCCGTCGCCCACGCCCGTGAGGATCTCAAGCAGCTTGTCACGCAACATCGAGGCGATCTGCTCAGAGGCCCAGCGCGCAATCGACTCGGCCATGTTCGAGAGCATGTCGCGGAACGCATCCTCGAGGCTCTTCATCCCGAGCGCCGCATCAGCAATCGCATCGGCGAATTCGGTCTCGAAGGCATCCGCCGCGATCTTGACGAACTCGTTGGTGGTGGTCTTCAGGTCCTCGATCACGGGTATGACTTTTTCTATTTCTTCCCGCATCTCGGGATACTTGGCGATCACCGCCTCGAGCGCTTTCGCCTCTTCCTGGTGCGTCTTGATGATCTCGCGACGTCCGCCGGTATCCGAGATGACGCCCGTCTCGATGCGCAGTTGTATGGTCTGCTCGCGCCGGCCGAACTCCTCGCGGATCTCCTCCACTTCCTTGCGGAATTGCTCGGCCTTGGCGCGGAACTCTTCCAGGTCGATGCGCGCCTTGATCTTGACCAGTACTTCCTGCGCTTGGGCCGCCCTCGGCCCGCCGCGGGCAATCTCGGCCTCGGCCGCCTCGCGGATCTTTTTGAATCGCTCTGTTATCTCAGCGACAGCGGCAGCGGTCGTGTCGCCCATCAGCTCGAGCAGCTCGCGATCGAGCTCGCCCACGGCTTCAACGATCGCCGCCTGGTCGACCGCCGCGCGCATGTCCTGCCACGCCTGGCGCAACTCGGCCGTCAGTCGCGCCTGCTCGTCCGCTGTCTTACCGAGCTGGCCCTCGATGGCTGCCTGCCGCAGTTGGTACTCGAAGAGTTGCTCTTCCGTGAGCCCGACTTGCGCCGCCTCGTCCCGCAGCGCCTTGATCTGATCCTCGATCGCCTTCGTGGCCGCCTGCTGTTCGCCGACGTCGATCAGGTTGAGAAGCTTGGTGCGGAGGCCATCAGCGGCCGGCCCAAGCTTCTTTAGAGCCTCGGCAATCTCGCCGTGCAATACCGCGTAGCGCTGCGCCTCGGCAGCGGTCGCGCCGAGCGTCGCCTGCTGGCGCTCCAGGGATTCAATGAAATTATCGACGGCTGCCTTAGCACTCTTCAGCTCATTGCTGCCGCCGCCGCCGACGGTGAGCCTCGGCACCCGCAAGCGACTCGCGGTAATCGCAAGTTCCGACAGTCCATCCGCAAAGTTCTCCGTTTCCTTTGCGGCCTCCTCCATCTGCTCGCCGGTTTCACGAAAGAATGTGAAGGCACCGACGATCGGCCCGGCCTTCAGTACCTCAAAAAGAATCTTGAATCGATCACTGAGCGTCAGGACCTCGTCGGCCTGATCCGTGATCACACCCGTCAGGCCACGGAAAAAATCCGTGAGCTTCGGCGCAATCGCAGCGGTCGACGCCCGAGTGAGGCCGTCGTAGGCCGCGCTCAGTTGCTTGATGGCTTGATCGGTTTCCGCGAGTGCCTTGACTTGCTCCTCGGTCAGTACGACGCCCAACTCGTGCGCCTGCTCGCGGAACTCGCGAACTCCATCGGCCCCTTGTGCGAGCAGCGGCAACAGGGTCTGCACGCCTTTGCCAAAGATATCCGCGCCGAGCGCGGCCCGGTCGCCCTCGTCCTTGAATTGCGCTAGCGCACCCGCAATGGCCTCGAATTGATCGGCGGCGTCGAGTTGCTGCAGCTCCTTGATACTGAGGCCGAGCTCGTTGAAGGTCTGGATGAGCGCCTTGTTATTGCCGCTCGCCGCCTCACTGATCGCCTTCTGCATTCGGAAGAGCGAGGTCGTCAGCGTCTGGAAGTCAACGTCGGTCTGCTTCGCGGCGAAGGCCAATTCCTGCAGTGCTTCGGCCCCGACGCCGGTCGCCGCCATCGCCTTCTCGATGGCATCTCCAAAGTCGATCGCTTCTTTTGCGGCCTCCTTCAATTCGCTGATGACCGCGCCAAGTGAGACACCAACGCCGATGGCCCCCAGCGCAGCACTAAAACGAGCGAAGCCGGTCTGGATGCGCGCCGCTGTGGCTCGCACATCGCGCTCGAACGCCGACAATTGGCGTGCTGCTCGATTGGCCCCTTGCTCGAATCCACCGAGCTTAAGGACGAGATCGACGGTCAGCGTGCCGAGATTTCTTGCCACGTTTAACTGCCTTCAGGCCGAAGAGTTCGGTTAAGAATTCCGGCGTGGCTTCTGGCTCCGGCGGCGGTTGCCACATGAACTCGCGCGGCTCGGCCGGCGTGCCGGGGATTCGCGGATCGGGAGAATGACGAATACCGCCCGAGCGATTGATGATGAGCGCCGCCAATAAAGCGAAGCCGGAATCGAGGCGCGCGAAGATCCGCTCGCCCCAATCGAGCGGACCAAAGGCCTCGATGTAGCGCGCCCACTGCTGCGCCTCGGCTTCGCTCAGGCATTCCCGAGCCTCGGCAATGGTTCGTCCGCCGATGCCGGCCCGTGCGAGTTGGTGCCAGAACCAGGCATCGGCTCCGAATTTTTTGCGAAGGCCTCCTGCTTATCCGCATCCTCCGGCGGCCGTGGCGGCGGCGCATTGACGGCGTTATAGGCGTCCTCGAGCGCCTGCGCGAGTTCGTTTTTGAGAACGTAGGCTTGCTCGTAGCTGAAAGCCCATTCCTTGCCGTCATCGTCACGGAAAGAAATGGCGTGCGAGATGATCGCGGTACGGTAGCTGATGCGATCCATGTCGCGGGCAGCAGCCATGCGGGCGCGATCGAGCCAGCCCGAGGAGGGCGCCTTGATGTAGGCGGTGAAGGTGATGGGATCGCCGTCAGGCGGCGTCCAGGTGACATCGCGCGGCGTGGGCGGATTTTGGACGAGCGCACCCCGCGCGATCAGGTCTTTGAGATCCATAGGTGAAGACCTCCTGAAGGTCAGGCAGTCTTCCGGCTCAGCGTCGCACGGCCGGAACGCTGGATCGTCATGGTTCCGCCCTGGACTCCGCCGAGCGGCCAGTCTACGGGCATGTTCGAGATGTATCCCTCGAAAAGCCAATACGTTCTGGTAAGCGGCACTACCCAGCCGGTGCTGTCTCCCGATGTCGGCGGAATGTCCCGACCGTCAGATCCGCCGATCGCCCACCAGATATTTTCTTGCGAGGTGTCCTGAAACAGCTCAAAAAGCCGCACGTGCGAGGTGTTGTCTTGATCAAACTGGATTTGAACCGACACCTCTCCAGGCCGCGCAAGGCCCGGCAGCGACTCCGCTTCCAACGAGTCTAGACAGGTGATGTCAACCTGATCGCGTGTGCCACCGAGGCCCGTAATGCCGGTCGGGCATTCGACCAATGTCACTGCATCAGTTTCGGGATCAAGGAAATAGAGTTGTGTGCCCTGGGTCAGCTTAGCCATTTAATTACTCCTAACGTTCTCGTCATGCTCGATAGATCTGCCACTCCACATCGAAGGAATAGCGATACGCGCGCGTGGCAGATTCGCGCGTCTCGCCGTTGAAACGGACGATGTAGGCATGCGGCTCGATGGCCGCGCGCAGTGCGGCGGCGACGGTTCGCACCGAGTCCGCCGTCGGCCCGTAGACGTCAATCTGTACCCCAAACTGGTCCACATCCGGCGGGCAGGACAGCGAGTTGTAGGGCTCGCCGTACACCGTCTGCCACACCGCATAGGGCCGCTCGTGCTGCTGCGGCGCCTCGCCAAAGGGATACAGGCGCAGTAAGCCGGAGGTGTCTGTGAGCACCGCCTGCACCCCGGAGTCGGCGGCGCAGGTCGCATAAAGGGGCGGATACATTTACTCGGCTCCAGGTCCAGAGACCGCCAGACGATCAATCGCCGCCGAGAGTTCCATTGCGAGCTTCTCGATCGCGGCATTGGCTTTCGATTCCATCGCCGGTCGCATGAAGGGCTGCGCGCGGGTGTTCTCGCTACCGAACTCGAGCATCCGCCAGTGCTGCGTCGCCTTGCCGGGGAGGTCCGAGGATTCGGCCTGCCGTTGCTTCAGCTTCTTGCCGAGCTGCGCCCCGCCGGCCACGCCGACCCGCATGACGACCCCGCCGACGCGCTTGCTCGAGCGCGTAGCCTCCTGGACGCGAATGTTTTTCCAGATGGTCCGCTTGAATACCGGATCGTCGATGTCGAGGCGCTTGGCTAAACGCCGTGCCTCGTCGCGGATTAATGCAGCGGCGCGGCGGGTAGCGACCTTCGCCGCTTTCCGCTGTAACTTTTTCGGGAGCGCAGACAGCCGGTCGACCAACGTGTCGACGCCAGTGATGGAAAACTCTGCCATTAGTGGTAGTGCTGCTTAATCCACGGGTGCCACGCCTGCACCGCCGGCATCCACGGATCGAAGCGTCCGTGAAACATCACGATGCGTGCGTTGCCCGGCAGGCCCGCGAGCGGTCGCTTTTGAATTTCATTGCGAAACGAATACACCCCGTCCACCTTCGTCCACTTACGCTCGTGCGGCCCGAGGCACGCACCGATCCACGCCTGGTCGCTGCCGATGTAGCCCAAGTTCCGCGCCAGCGCCGGAGAGTGGTGCGGATTGAATTGCTCCCACACTTTCCGCCGCGCGCCAGCCGTTAACAGAAACATGCTGCCGTTGTAGGGCGTCCCCCGCGCGGTATCGCCCCAGATCACGAAGTCCTCAGGCCGATCCCAGAGCGGCGCCACGTCCGCCGTGATCACACAGTCGAGGTCAAGCGAGACAAACCGCGGGCCGATGATGTCGGCCGCCTCGGCTGAAAAAGCACGCAAGCGCCGATAGCAATTGACACCATTCGGCCCGCGGAGCTCGTGGTAATCGTTCCACAAGGGGACGACGCGAATATCCCCGTCGATGCCCTTCGCGTCGTCAGTGAGACACACGAAGTCGTGCGGCTTCGCGTAGTGCCGCGCCACCATCGCCCGCAGCGTGTTCACGTGCGTCGAGGTAAAGGTCGAGCGATATCCCGGTGCCGCCTGCCACTTCCAGCAGACGACCGTGAGCTTAGACATGCCGGCTTACCGCGAGGCTCTGCCCGTAACTCCACCGCCCCGGCACGTATCCCGCCGCCCGTACCCAATCGGGCACCTCGGCAAAGGTGAGCCCGGCCTGCGCGGTGCATGCCTGGTACACGTCGAGTGCGGTGCGAAACTGCGTGAGCCCGTAGCGCGCCGTCGTCTTCGAGGGAACGTAGGTCCAATAGAAGACGCCCCCGAGCTTGAGTAGCCGCGCGGCCTCGACCATTAGCTCGGCAATGAGCGGTGGTGGCAGGTGCGGGACGACTGAGTGCGCCCAGATGAAATCGTATGACTCCGCCACAGGCGGTACGTGATCGATCCAGAACAACGGCGCACGTTCAAGCCAGCCCTCCGTTCGGGCTAGCTTATGTGCGGCTTCGAGTGAAGCGGCCGATATGTCTACACCGTGATAGTGTCCAATCTCCAAATACGGCACGATTTTGCGGGCGAGCCTTCCTGCGCCGCAGCCCAGATCCAGCAGCCAGTGCTCCGGCTTCAATCCCGCGTGAATGAGGAAATCGCGCTGCAGCTCGCCGTGCCGATCCCAATTGTCCCGGCTCGCATCCGCGCCGGCCGCCGGCTCGTGCCCTTCCTTCAGCACCCGGCGATCGGTATGGAGCGCATACGCCGTCAGATAATCGTTCTCGCGATAGAGATCGACCACCGCCGGATCGCGCTTCGCTTTCTCGGGCAGTGCGGCGAGCTCCTCGCTCGTCAGCCGGTCATGCATGGGCGTGATCGACCGCCTTTACGAAGTCCCGGTACTTAGCCGCCATGACCGGCCGCTTTTCCTTCAAATACTGCCACTTGGCCGCGATGTCCTCGCGATGCTCGGCGAGCAGCGACTTGAAGAGCGCCACAGCCTGCGGCTGCGCGCCCCGGTCGTGGAGAAACATCGCCGCGCCGCACATGAAGCGCGGGCGCATCTCATCGGGCAGCCGGTCGCGCCACTTCTGCCAGGTCGGCAGAATCTGCGCCGTGTCGATCTGCGCGAGCTCGAGCCGCCGCACATCCTCGCGCCGGATCGCGCGTTCCACGCGAAAGATCCCTGTGGTCCCCGGGAATACCCCGCGCACGAAGGAAAGGCACCCAGCCCGCTCGAGCAGCTCAAAACAGACCGGCAAGTCATACGCCGGGAAGTAGGCGAAGTCCTGCCAGGCCGTGCAACTTCCAACCACGAGCGAGGGACCAAAGATCGCGAGCGTGCGCGCCACTTCATCGCATCGCTTCGGACCGTCGGCGACCAGCAGCCCAATCGGCTTGCCGGTCCACTTCGCCGCCTTGATCTCGCCCTTGTGGAGCTTCACGAGCTCAACGAGCGGCCCGAGATTGCGCTGCACCTGCGTCATCATGTCGCAGTTGAGCGGATGCCCCGCCTTGTACTCGTGGATCGACAGCCACCTGAAGCGATCGTAGGAATGCATCGGACCCGCCACGCCCGCATCGCGCACCCCCGCCGCGATGTAGATCGTCGCCGCCCCGAGCCAGGTGCCGAGTTCGATCACCGCTCCGAGCGGCGCCTGGTCCTTCGCCAGTTGGTAGTACGCTCTGCGCTCCGCGGGCGTCGTCATCGCCGGGATTTCTTCCGCCCCCGGATGCAGCTCTGGCGGGAACTTCACCGACTCCACCGGGCAGGCAATAGGCGTATGCATGCGGCCTTTCACCTTCACTGCCACCGTCGGGACCTTGAGCACCTGCGCCATCGCGAGCCGGTGATTGCCCTGGTTGCCGATCACGAGATTCCCGTCCGGCGAAATCACCACGGGAATCAGATCATCCGCGTCCTCGCGATAGCCGTAGCGGCGCATGTCGGCGAACATGTGATCGACGCGGGTGTAGTACTGCGTGAGCAGCCCCTCGTACGTTTCGCAGCCGCGCACCTCCTGGCCTTCCTCAAAGCGCCGCCGATAGATGCGGGTGAAGAGTTCCGTATCCTCCCACCGCTGCCCCTCGACGTAGCGCGCCACGATCGAGCGATGCTTGATCGTCTCCGCAATGGGCATATAGGTCTTATCGATCCACGCCTGCGCTTCGGTCTTATCAAGGTCGGCCGAGAGCTTGTGCGTGACATCCTGCGGCGAGACCCGCAGCGCATCGGTCATTGCACGCCCACCACGATCGGGTCGCCCTCTGCGACGACGGTGGCGATGTGATAGCCGGCTTTTTTCAACAGCCACTGCATACCATCGATGGATGCAAGAAAATTGAAGCGGCCGAGTTCGCTGCGCGGATGCTGGCGGTACTGCGCCGCCCGGTTGCGATTGCCGCAGAGCACCACCCGCGGCACGAAGCGATGCGCCGCCGCAATGACGCCGCGTGCTTCCTCGCGCAGGTAATAGATCGCCCGCACCGCCACCAGCGTCTCAACGGTCTGCAGCAGGTCCAGGCGCTCGCGGATGTCGCCCTGCAACATGAGACAGCGACTCACATCAAACCCCTGCTCGGCCCACGCCCGCTGCAGCCGTTGCGCCTCGAGATGCCGGTAGTCGCGCAGTTCCAGCGCCGTCACCATGTCGACGCGACTTTCGCGCGACAAGAGCAGCGCGAGCACGCCTTCGGCGGCGCCGATTTCGAGCACTCGCCCGCCGCCGATGAAGGGCAGCAGCCGGTGATACTTCGCCGGAACCTTCCCTTCCCAGATCGCCGCCCGCGCCTTGCGATAGCTGAGCGAACTCGGCTGGGTGCCGTCATCCGGCATAGGTGTCACGGCCGCCATCGTTGAGCCCTTCCGAGCAGCGGATCTCGATGAATTCCCGCATTCCATAGCCGCCCGCGATGGGGGCCACGATGTTGAAGTATTTGATCTCATCGCCCGACGGCGCCCATACAATCCGCTGTTTCGCGTGCAGCCCCGGCCGCCATCGGAGCGTGATGACATGGGTCTCCTCAGATTGAATCTGTGCGGCGGCGAGGTACTCGCGTCCCGAGAGCGCGTCCACGTCGGCCGGCACATCCGAGAACGTGTCATCCCAGGCAATAATCAACACCGCACCTGAGTCGGCATCTTGCCCCTCGATCGGGTCCTGGATCGTTACGCGGTGGCGCAAGCGGCCTGCTTTGAATCCTGCCACTGGACCTCCTGCACCGGAAATTCAGCCTCGAGCGTCGACACCTTCAAGCCGCGCAGCGCGCTGCCCGGCGTGCAGTTCACCACCGCGACTCCCCGCTGCTCGAGCGCCTTCGCGAGCCGCTCAAAGTTGGTAATCCAGACACCGAAACGCCCCTGCGAGTTGCACGGTGCCGGGTGGTTGCCGAAGTAGTGCCGGCGCTTATTGACTTCCCGCATGTCGAACCCAAAGAGCAGAATCCGAGCCGCCCCAAAGTGCGCCGCGATATGCACGGCCTGGTAGCCCGAGTTGCCGCCGCTCACCACTCGGTCGGGTCGCTCGTCAAACGGCGCGTTGCCCGAGAAGGCGACGCGCTTGATACTGTCCACGCTTGCGCCGGCCAGCGTGCCGATCTTCAGGCCCTCAAACTTCAATGCCCGCTCGTGGTAGGTGCGCCACCACTTGGCATCGGACGCAAAAAGCACATCGGCCCACGGCGCGAGCGCCGGCATCATCTGACCCGTCGTGCTGTCGACCGTGTCGATCGCCACGTTGTTAACGGCAATCGTGCGACAGCGCCCACGCAGCCGCTCGCACACTTCGCGCGACATCGACGGCCCTGCCGCCAATACCGCAACCATCTCACCGGTCCAATCGCGAGGCACGCTCCACGGCTGCGGCATGTCACGACGAAGACGAACTGGAGCTGTCGCCCGCTGCTTCTTCGCTCTCTTCCGGGACACCGAGACCGGGCAGCCGGTACGGCCAGAGGAGCGCGACGACCGCCCGAGGGAGATAGGCATACCCAAACTGCGGATCGACCGGATCCGTCGGCGTGGGTTCCCGATTCGCATAGAAGTCCCCGATCAGAAGCAACGTGGCGAAGCGCACATCCTCCGGCACGTTGCCGAGCGAGCCGGAACTGTCGCTTGAGGAACTGTCAGGAAACGCGCCCGAGGTGTCCGACCACCCGAGCGATCCTTCCTCGCCGACGTAATTGAGCACGGCCTGGCTCGCCGCGTAGATCAAGCCTTGGATGTACGTGTCGTCGGCCGTGTGATCCATCGATAGATGAGCTCTCGCCTGCGCGAGCGTGACGAGCGCGATCACCAGCGGCTCCCGTCTTGGCCGAGCTGCGTGAGGTCGCGACCGTTGCGACCCACTTTGCCGGGATCGCCCTTTTCACCCTTGGCCCCGTCTTTCCCGTCCCGGCCGCGCTTGACGAAGAGCCGCCAGTGCGTCGACTCCTCCGGCTTGCCGCCGTCCTCGTCGGTCTGCTTGATGAAGGCCGAGCCGCCCCAGGTCACGATGTCCCCTTTTCGGTAGGTCTCGCCGTCTTTCCAGATCGCCCGCGGGATCGGCACGGGCAAGGTGATCTTCTCAGCGATCTCTCGGCGCAGATCCTTGAACCGCAGCACGAAGCTGCGCTCGTCGACTTGCGTGACGCTGAAATGCCGCAGATCGAACCCGTCAGCCCCGTCCTCGCCGTCTTTGCCGTCCTTCCCATCGCGACCGTCGCGGCCGTCTTTGGGTTTTTCGAGCGCGTCGATCATCCGCTGCATGAGCTCGGGCAACCGCCGCTCGTGCTCGAGCACGTACTCAGCGAACCGAAGGTCCAGCATCTTGTGCAGCGCCGTCTCGATGTCGGCTACGGAGACACTGGTCCCGTCCTTCCCGTCTTTGCCGTCCTTGCCATCCTTCGGCGTCGGTACTTTGGCGAGATATTCCCGGATGCAGTCCTTGAAGGCTTCATCCGAGGCTCGCCGGAATATCTGGACGTGATCCTCCGTCCATTCGGCAACCAGGGGCGAGAGTGCATCCTTCACTTCCTCAAGCGACGGTGCCGGTTTCGCCTGCTCAAGTGCCGCGAGCCGTGCTTCGATCGGCGCGATCGAGCGCGCGACGAAGCTGCGCACCGTCCCCACGATCCGCTCGCCGAGTGCATTAACGTCCGGCATTGATGATTTCCACAATGATGATTGCGATATCTAAGAAATCCTGATGCTCGATCCGCCGCCGGGCGAACGAAGGTCGCTTGGGCGGTTCCGGCCCCGGTCCCGCGCCAATCTGAATGACCGGCGGTGCAGCGATCTCGAAGCTGGCCGTGCCGCCCGACAGGAGCAGCGTGCCGCCGGTCGCGTCGAGCGTGACCGGGCCAGTCGTGAGCAGCTCGGCCTCGGCGCCCGAGAGGAGCAGTGCCCCACCCGTGGCACTGAGACTCGTGCCCGCGGTCGATTGCAGCGCGGCGTCTGCGCCACTTAGCAGGAGCGCGCCGGCATCGGCCGCGAGCGTGTAGTGCTGCGACGCCGTGAGCGTCGCCACCCCTCCTGTCAAAAACAGGAGGCGGCCAAAGACGTCGAGCGTCGAGTGGAAGGTCTGCGCAAAAGTCGCAGAGCCGCCGCTCAAGAGCAGGCTGCCACCGCCCGCGCTCAATCCTTGGTCTAACGGTGCGGCGCTGCCCGTGAGCAGTAACGCCCCGCCCTCGCCGACTAAGACGACGTTGCCTGCTACCTCGAGCGTCGCCCCACCGCCCGAGAGCAGCAGCGACCCACCGTCGGCCGGCAGGCTGACGTTCGCGGTGTATGCGAGCGTCGCCTCGCCGGCCGTTAGGAGCAGCGCGCCCGAACCCGCCGGCAGCGTGAGATCCAGTCCCGCCGACCCGCCGGAGAGCAGCAGGCTACCGCCCGCCGCCGTCAATCCCTGATCGAGCGTCGCCGACGCGCCCGTGAGGGTGAGCGCCCCACCAATCGCACCGAGGATGACGAAAGCGGACGTATCCAGCGACGCTACAGAGCCGCTCAGGACGAGCGTCCCCGAGCCCGCCGTCAATCCCTGGTCGAACGGCGCGGATGCCCCTGAGAGCGTGAGAGCGCCCCCAGTGCCCGCCAGCGAGACATTTCCCGCCGTGTCTAACGTGGCACCCGCGCCGCTGAGCAGGAGGCTGCCACTCGACGCATCGAGAATTACATGCTGCGTGGCCGTCAACGTGGCGGCACTGCCCGACAGGACCAGCGAGCCACCGGTGGCCGGCAGCGTGACGTGATTGGTCGCCGTCAGGGTGGCGGTGCCCCCCGACAGCACCAGGCTGCCACCCGTCGCCACCAACCGCACATTGGCGGTCGCGGTCAGCGTCGCGGTGCCGCCCGTCAACAGCAGCGCCGCTCCGACCGCCGCCAGCCCGAGCGCAAAGCTGGCGGTCCCGCCCGTCAGGACCAGTGAGCCACCGGTCCCGGTCAGGGTGACCGACTCGTCGGGGGTCAGCCCGAGGATGAACTGCGAGACCCGCCGCTCAGTCGGCGGCCGCCACGGCTGCGAGTTCCAGCGGACGTGATTACTCATGGCCAGCGCACGGGCCGCTGGATCGGTGCCATCACCAGAATCGGCAGATCAATCGTCGTCGCAGGCGCGATTGCATATGCCCACGAGCCACTCGCCGCATTGGTCTGCGACCAACTGAATTGCCCGGTCGCCGCCGCCGACGCCGACTCCTTCCACGCACTCGCCACCGACGCATCCGTGCCGCCCGTGTTCAGGTGCTCGTTGCCGGCGGCGAGCGCTCCGAGTGTCGCTGCACTCTGAGACGTAACGGCCAGGTCAGGCGAGTTCGCCACGATGAACACCACCACTGCACCGGGCACATTGGTCGTGATCTGGCCCGAGAGTTCATTCCCCGAGGTGTTCTGCTCTCCGACGATGGTCGCAGCGGTGAGCGGATCGCCCGTGGCGAGAGCACCGCGCCAGACGGCATAGATGGCTGCGCAGGAATCCGTCAGCCCTGAGATTGTGAGAGTTTGACCGTTGTGATCAGCGGTTGCCCGCGTCCAGAGCGTACGACCCGAAAAAGTGCTGGTGGCGAATAACTGGCTGTGCTTCTCCGTCCAGGTCAGCCCGCCGGTCGAAATCGAAGTGCCGCCGAGCGTGCCCGCCGCCGTGCCGCGGTGCACATATTCGACGACAATGACATCGTCCGCCGCCGTCGTCCCGAGAGTGATCGATAGACTCGTCGTATTGGCAACACCGGTCGCAGTGCCACCGGTGGGGCGGGTAATCGCCACATCACATCACTCGTACCAGACGTACGTGTAGTCGAGGATTTGCCCGGTGACGCCGCTCACCCCGATCACCCCGATGCCGTTGGCGGTGCCGATCTGCACGGCAATCCCCTCGCGAAAGGTCCACATCACGCCCGAACCGATCGCCGCGCCGAGCGACGCCTGGCAGATAATCTGCCCGGTCGTGCCGTCGCCCGTGTGCCCGGCGAATCCGGTACAGAGCGGTGGCGGCAGCACCTCGTCGTACTCCGCCTCGGTCAACCCTGTGCCGACGTTGGTCGCGGCCGTGAAACGTGCGAGTGCCACGGCGGTTGCAGTCGTGGTGGTATTGAAAACGTGCACTTCGAGCAGCCGAAAGCCGACGCTCGCGGTCGCAAAAACGGAAGCAATCGCCCGCGCAGTTGTGCCGACAACCGTCGAGCGGCCGGCGATGCTGTAAATGGCCATGAGGTGATCCTTAACCCGTGAACTCGTAGGCGCCCCGATCCCACGTTCCATCCCCGCCGCGCGTCGTGCCGTCCAGGTCGACGTTGTACGGCGAGGCCAGGCTTTGCCCAGCAGCGGTGGCGACCTTGAGGCGGAAGTTTTTGCCGGAGGCCGATACGAAGATGTCACTCTCGCCCGCCGAGAGCACCACCTTGGTCGGCGTGGAGTCGCCGTCCTGCACCGTGTTGTAGTACAGGTTGTGGCTGTGCGCGCTGCTTGCGGTCGAGTTGGTACGGCAGCAGCTGTACCAGAGATTATTACGGACCTCGTTGTTGCTGGTCGTGCCCTGGATCACGACACCGCTCCATAAGCCCTTGAGGTTGTGGTGCGTGTTATTAAAGTATTTCAGGTTGCTGAGGAAATTGTTATTACTCGCATCATTGGCGCAGAAGATTGAGCCGGTGATGCCCTCGCGGTTGAAGCTGGCTGAGTGAAAGATCACGTTGCCGTAAATTTTCCAGTTGCTGGCGTTGCCATCGTTGATGAAGGCCCAGATCGCCGTACCCTCAATGTCCTCGATGATGTTGTGCGAGAAGGTGATCCCGGTCGCGCTGCCCCAGGAGGAGATCATCTCGGAATGCACGGCGGGCGTGGAGCAATTGCGCGCGATGTAGCAGTGATCGACCAGCCAGTCGGTCATGCCGCCGGCCGTAATGAAGATCGTGCGGTCGGAGTCCCGCAGCGCGCAGTATTGGAAGGTCACATTGTGATTATTGGCGAGGCTGTAGACCACATCATCGCCGTGACCCGTGTCGCGGCCGGCGCCGACCAGGTCGCAATAGCGCAGAGTCAAGTTATCCCCGCCGCTGCCGCTCGTGTTATCGAGCCGCAGTACTTTGCCGCCGTTGCCCTGGAAGCGGATGCCGTAGCCGCTCACCGAGCCTAACCACCAGGTCGCATCGCGCGCTTGCCCGTCGATCACGTAGTAATCGGTGAGGAATGAACACCCCCCGAACACCGCTTGCCCGTCGCCGTAGCCAGCGCTCCACCCGGTCTCTGTGCCGTGATCCGCGGCGGTAGCTTTCTTGATCGTGATCACCTGCGTGCCGCTCGCCGCGTCATCGAAGGTATAACCGCTGTAGGTCCCGTCGGCCACGTAGTACGTGGTGCCGCGCGTCAGTGCCGAAGGGAGCGCGACGTAAGCATTGGTCCAGTCGTTGCCGTTGGCGCTGCCGGTGGCGCCCTGGCGCACGCACTTGAAGGCAGTGCTCGGCGCGGCGGCCTGGGTGGTCGCCTGTGCGCTCGCGCTCTGTGCGCTCACGTTGTTGGCGGCATCGCGCGCGGCCACCGTGTAGGTGTACTGCGTCGAGGCGGCGAGGCCGGTGTCCTGGTACGTTGTCACCAGCCCCGGTGAGGCCACCAGCAAGCCGTCACGACGCACCTGGTAGCCCGCGAGCCCGCTCTGCTGCTGACCGCCGACGCTCGGGTCGGTGGAGGCGCCCCAGGTGAGATTGATGCTCGAGCTCGATTGCGCGGTCGCCTGCAGATTCGTCGGCACCGTGGGCGCAGTGGTATCGGGTGCCAAGCCTGCACCGGTCGTCGTGGCGAGCGCCGCCGCGCTCTGGGCGCTTTCATTGCCCGCGAAGTCCACCGCAGAGACGGTGTAGCTGTATTCGGTCTCCGCAACGAGCCCGGTGTCCTGGTACGACGGCACGAGCGCCACGGTCGCCACTTGCGCACCGTCGCGAAACACCTTGTAGCCGACGACGCCGCTCTGCTCTTGCCCCGCCACCAGCGGATCACTCGACGCCGACCAGGTCAGGTTGATCTGATCCTCACCCTGCGTCACGGCGGAGAGGTTCTGCGGCACGGTCGGTGCTGTGGTGTCCGGCCCGTCGGGCACGGGCGTGTCGGTGGTCGGCATCGTCACGGAGTAGTGCTTCGATGGGTACGACTGGTTGCCCGCGTTATCGACGGCCGCCACGCTGTAGTCGTAACTCTCGCCCGGCGTGCGCCCGGTGTCGCACCAGATCAACGCCGGATTCGGCAATTCGACCGCGAGGACGCCATTGCGAAACACCCGGTAGCCCTTGACCCCGGAGGTCGGTCGACCCGGCACCACCGGATCCGTCGAGGCCAGCCAGCTCACGTTGACCCGTGTGCTGTCGAGCGCCACCGCTTGCACGCCCGTCGGCATGGTGGGTCGCTTGGTATCTTTCGCCATCGGTGTCCTCCGGGTGATGCGTACCCGCCGCGCCACGTTCAGCCGTCCAGCGTGAAGATCTCGAAATTGCTATCGAGATTCAGGGTGAAGGTATTGGTATCGGTGAGCGATACCGTACTGCCGTTGTCCCAATATCCGACCAGCGCATCGTTGGCGTGCGTATCGTCGTACAAGACAACGTAGCGGAACGTATCGAACGTGCCACCGCTCGCCGTCCATACCTGATCCGCCCCGCCCGAGAAGCGCCAGATGCCGGTGCCCGCCGAGGTCTCAGCCCAGGTGTGCGTGATCGTTTTTGCGGCATAACCGCCGGTCGCGGAAATCTCGGTCAAGTCGCCTTTGTCATCATGCGTGTCGACGTTGGGCGCGGTATTGGTCAGAAAGAGTTTGAATACGTGCCCGGTGCTCGTCGTGAGATCGATGTCCCCGTCGCCGAGGCGTCGCTTGAATTCATCGAAGAAGGTAAATGTGGCCACGATCGGCCTCCTCTGTTAAGCGGGTGTAATCGTAAAAGCGAGAATGAATCCCGCTTCATCCCTTTCCGTAATTCGGCAGTTGTAGGCGCGTGGTTCGGGTGGCAGCACGTTGACGATCGGCTGCTTCACGTTCACGACCGGCGCCGGCAGCTGCGGTACGTCGAAACGCACCTCGGGCGTCGCCTGTGGCGGGAAGTTGATGTGGAAGTGCGGCGGCAGCGCTTCGGGTACGCGCACCTCGATCGGTTGCTCCGGCACGTTCACCGTCACTTGCGGCGGCGGGCGCTTCGCGATGGTGTCGGTCATGGCCGCCATCTGCTCGGCGACGTCCGCCACACCGCCTGCTACCAACGGATCGCCGTTACGCATCGCTCAATCCCCGCTGTATGGAGTCGGCCAGCGCAGCCCAGCGACCGTCCACCGCTTCGAGGCCAGCCGTGACAGCGGCGCGGGTATCCGTC